ATATTCAGACAGTTTTGAAACGTCCGAATCAGATTATGACAACAAGTGATTTTATCGAAAAATTCATGTGGCTTTTACTTCTGAATTACAATGCCTTTATCGTTCCAACTTACTACACGTGGAAGGACGAGACAGGCAAAACTCAGAAACGATATTCGGGACTTTATCCGATTCAGCCTGCACAGGTGGATTTCATTCAGGATATTTCTGATACGCTTTATGTGAAGTTTACGTTTGCAAACGGCTATGATACTACATTCCCGTACAGTGAAGTAATACATATCCGACACAGATATTCCGTAAATGAGTTCATGGGCGGAAATGAGTGTGGACAGCCTGATAATTCGGCACTTCTTAAAACTCTTGACCTCAATCACAAGCTTTTGCAGGGCGTTTCAAAAAGTATCGGAGCAGGATACGCAATAAACGGTATTGCTAAAGTCAAGTCGCTCCTCGACAGGGATAAAATAGAAAAATCAATTCAGGAATTTAACGAAATGCTTGCAAGGTCTGAAAGTGGTTTTATCGTTACTGATATGGCAACAGAGGCAAGGCCTGTTCAGCGTGACATAAAGCTTGTCGATAACGATACGCTGAAATTCATTGATGAAAAAATCCTGCGAAATTTCGGTGTTCCGCTTTGTATTCTCACAGGCGACTATACAAAATCACAGTATGAGGCTTTTTATCAGAAAACGCTTGAACCAATTATTATAGCTGTTTCTCAGGCTTTTACAAAGGCTCTTTTCACGGACAGGGAATGTTCTTTCGGAAACGAAATAAAATTCTATCCGAAAGATTTAATCTTCATGGATATAAACCAGACCCTTGAAATGGTGCGCCTGTTAGGTGACAGCGGAAGTCTTTATGAAAATGAAAAGCGTGTTGCATTCGGTTTGAAACCTCTCCCCGAACTGGAAGGAGTGCGTATGCAGTCGCTGAATTACGTTAATATTGAATATGCTAAACAGTATCAGACAGGAGGCTCAGACGGTGAAAAATAAATTTGAAAAAAGAAGTTATAGCTTTGAAATTCGTGCTGATGAAAACGAAAGTATCATCACAGGCAGACCGATTGTATTTGACAGCCGTACAGATTTAGTGCATTTTGAGGAAGTCATTGACAGCGGTGCGCTTGACAGTACCGACCTTTCAGATGTGAGATTTCTTGTAAATCACGATATAAATAAAATTCCGCTTGCACGCTCAAAACAGGGCGACAGCAATTCCACTATGTCCCTGACTGTTGACAAAAAAGGTCTGCTGATAAGCGTTAAACTCGATACCGAAAACAATTCCGATGCAAGGGCTTTGTACTCAGCCGTAAAGCGTGGGGATATTTCAGGCATGAGTTTCATGTTTTCGATAAATGGCATAAAATGGGAAAAGCTCGACAGCGATAAACCTGTAAGGCATATAACAAGTATTGCGAAGGTTGTTGAAGTTAGCGCAGTTACATTTCCTGCATATCAGGATACCGAAATAAACGCAAGGAATAGGGAAATTCTTGAAACTGCCCGAAATTCAGACGAATTAAGTCTGCTAAAAGCAAAGATTATGTTATTTTAATTAAACAGGAGGAAAATTTGCGCTCTTGACATGGGAATGAACGAAGCGCAGCGGAGTGAATGAAATGTCAAGGCTCAAAAGCGCAAATTTGACGATTTTAAATAGGAGGAATTAAAATGCCTACAATTACAAATCTTGACGAACTCAAAGCAAAGAAACTTCTGCTTATAAACGCTATGGCAGAAGCTTTCCAGAACGGCGATGAAAAGAGTATCGAAAAGGCTACAAGCGACTATCAGAACTTCATCAGCGATTCAATTATGGAACAGGTCAAAGGTACTATCGAAAATGTTGACCGTGCTATCCTCGCAGGTCGTGGCAGACGACAGCTTACAAGCAAAGAGACAAAGTTCTATAACGAACTTATCGCTAATGCCCGTAATGAGGGAGTTATCACGAATATAACCTCTGCACTTCCTGAAACCGTAATTGATGCGACTATGGACGATATGCGTAAAGACCACCCCCTGCTTGATTTTATTGATTTCACAAATACTTCTGCTGCTATCAAGTGGGTACTCAATAATCAGGCATCACAGGCGGCAACGTGGGACGAACTCAACACCGAAATTACAAACAAGCTCACAGGCGCAGTTGAAGTTATTGACCTGACTTTCTGCAAGCTTACAAGCTATATGTATGTCACAAAGGATATGCTCGAACTCGGTCCGCAGTGGGTTGATGCATACTGCCGCACAACTCTCTCGGAAGCCCTCAGCATTGGTCTTGAAAATGGTCTTGTTGACGGTGACGGTGTGAAAAAACCTGTCGGAATGACAAGAAACTTTACAGGAAGTTTCAACCCGACAACAGGCTATGCCCGTAAAACTGCAACTGCTGTCACTTCTTTCACTCCTGCAAGCTATGGCGCACTTCTCGCAAATCTCGCAAAAGATAAAAATAATAATCCCCGTCCCGTAAACCGTGCGATTCTGATTTGCAATCCTGCGGACTATTTTACCAAAATCGTTCCTGCAACAACACTTCTTACAACAGGCGGTCAGTACGTTTCAAATGTACTTCCTTTCCCGACTGATATTGTGCAGTCCGTTGCAGTTCCGTCAGGTCATGCAGTCCTCGGTATCGCAAAGAATTATTTCATGGGTCTTGGAACGTCCAGAGGCGGAAAGCTTGAATATTCGGACGAATACAAATTCCTCGAAGATTTGAGGACTTACATAATCAGACTTTACGGCAACGGCAGACCGAAAGATATTAACTCCTTCCTTTATCTTGACATTTCAAATCTCGCTCCGCTTGCTATCTCGTATAATTCAAATGTCAGCGGTTCGGTGACAACAACATCAGGCTGATAAAGTATGCTTGACGAACTGAAAAATTACCTTGATGTAACTTGGACAGATACCGCAACAGATACCAAAATCAGCGGTATTCTGTCCCGTGCGGAAAATATGATAAGTAAATATGCAGGTACAGAAATCGACTTTGAAACGGATTTGTCCGCAAAACAGCTTTTATTTGACCTTTGCAGGTATATTTATTGTAATTCATTGGAGGATTTTAAAGTCAATTTCAGGGGCGATTTAATCGCTCTCAGAGCGAGGTATAAAGCAGAAACAGAAAGCAGTGATGATTCTTGAATAAGTTAGATAAATCCACGAAAGACAAGTTTCTGACCTTTAACAGCGGTGTTGTCAGCTTTTACAGGCTTGTAAATGTCGCTCAGGCAGGCAATAAACCCCTTTATGAACGTCAGCTTATCGCCCGTATGAGATTCGATTACGAAACCCTCGGAATGAACCGCTTTTATACGGCTTTGCAGGCGGATATAAAACTCGATGAACTTATCATCACGCCCCTGATTCGTTCTGTATCCACGCAGGATATTGCAGTTATTAATAATATTGATTACAGAATTGAACAGGTTCAGCACGTTTCCGACACGAAACCGCCTGCAAGCCGTTTCAGCTTATCAAAAATTCAGGAAAATTTTACCTGACAGGAGGAGTATATGACAGTACAGCAGTTCCGTGATATTCTCCTGACCGTTCATCAGTATGTGTATCACGCAGAATCTTCAAAACAGTCTGAGTATATCGTCTGGAAAGAAGTCGGTATGAAATACTTTCATGCTGATAATCAAATCATTCAGAAAGGCATTTACATAAAAATCGACTTCTTCACAAAGACAGAATTTTCAGAAATCCCCGATAATATCGTAAATATTCTCAGTTGTAATGACGAAATCGCTGTCTGTGACGTAAATCTCGACTATGAACCCGATACGGAATATTTTCATACTGCGATTCTTTGTGAAATTATTTAAAAAAGGTGTTTGGGCGCAAATTGTCCACCATTCTAAATGAGGTGATTTAATGGGCTTTAAAATTGACGGACTTCTTAAATTATCAGATGATTTATATAATCTTGCAAAAAGTGTTGACGGTGAACTGATTCAGGATATGCTTGATGCAGGTGCGGAAGTGACCGTTGACGAATGGAAAAAAGCTATCACAGATGCAGGACATATCGAAACAAGTTCCATGCATGACAGCGTTGCCGCAAAAATCCCGAAAAAAAATCCTAATGCCCGTGAAGTTTATCCGCAGGGCAAAGATAAAAACGGTGTGAGAAATGCTCATAAAGCCTATATTCTGAATTACGGAACAAGTAAAACAGAAAAAATCGCAGGCGATGAGTTTATATCAAAAATCTATCAGGAACTTGACCAGAAGGTCTATGATGCAGAAATGAAAGTCTATGACGAAGAATTAAAGAAAAGAGGTCTTTAAACTATGGCAAAAATCGGTCTTAAATGCCCCGTTGCTGCTCCCATTACAGCGGAAAATTCAGGCGCAGCTCCTACATATGGCACAGGTTTTATAATCGGTCGTGCTGTTGCCGCAAACAAGAATATCACTTCAAACGATAATCCCCTTTACGGTGATGATGCTATTGCTGAAATGGATACAAGCTTTTCAAACGGTACTCTGGAACTCAATGTCACCGATTTCGGATCGGACAGCACCGACAGCCTTGAAATTCAGGCATCGCTGCTCGGTCATACTATCATCGAGGAGGGCGAAAGTCCAAATACTATAAAGGTTCTGCGTAAAAAATCAGGCGATGTCGCTCCTTATCTCGGTCTTGGATATTACAAGACAAAAAAATTAAACGGTGTGCTTATGTATGAAGCTACGCTCTTTTACAAGATACAGTTTCAGCTCCCGTCTGAAAAT